TATCGCCCCAGATAGAAGGCTTGCCATTGATGACAGCAATGTTCTGCAAGGCTTGCATAGGTGCCAGACCAAGCTCGTACCCCCATTGTATTGCTACCAATGTGTTGTGTGGTTTACCCTGATATGCCTCCGGGACCATCCCCGACTTGCTTAACGTCTCAGCAAACTCTTTTGCTTCAGTCAAACTGGTAGGCTCTAACGTAGTTATTTTACTCATTCGATATCTCCTTCAACGAAAAACTGGTTGTCTCATACATCACACCCGTGCCGACTTGTTCTTTTCGTTCACGTTGGACAGTTTCCGATTTGATTTTAAAATTATTTATTTTTGCGTGTTCAATGCCTAGTCTATCGAGGGTCAAAACAATTCCGTCTTTGACCTCCTCCTTGACCTTTTTCCATTCAGACTCTTGAGCAGAAGCTTCAAGGTAACTGTTACACATTGATAAAAAATCTGAGTTAGTATCAGGGAGTTTATCTTTAATATCGACATACTCTTTCTCTTTTTTCTTCGGTGGAGCTGACGGTGGATAGTCCCCATCAGTCTCAACCAATTCCCAGAACTCATCATAGGCGCGAAACATTTGTTTTATGAGGTCGCTATCACGAGGTATTGGATAAAAATGCAACTTTCCTTTTTGGTCCATGCAAGCAACCAAACCCCAATCATGTCCAGTACAGAGCATCTGATGCTGCACTTGCACTATCCATTCGTTACGACAGATTCCTTCGTGATAAAAATCAGATTTGATTTCAAGTATCCCTTCACCGTCGAAAACAAAACTATTAATTTTAACTTCATTAGATAGAAAAATTATTCTATCTACGGACGCTCCTATCTTTATAGTTTTATCTCTGAAAGGTTCAGTAGGTTCGTACATCTCTACGTCACCGTTACTTAAAATCTCCAACTCTTCTTTTGCCCAAGTTGCGATTGAATGCTCTAGGTGAGTACCTCGACGTAGAGCTTGCATATTACGAGGTGCAGTCCTAAGTATCTCCACCCCGGCTCTTATTTTTTTAAACTCATCTAATTTTTTTTGACGAGTGTCACCAAACTTATTTTGCTCAAGTAAAATAATAGGTGCTTCTGACGAACTGATTTCGTATCCGGATTTAGTATATTTTGGCATACTAAGCTCCGAAATTTTCATAATAACATGAGTCATTTATGATGCAAAAGCCCCATATAAGTGCATAAATTGTAAGAATAAATCCCAAGCACAGAATTAGAGCTAGAACTGCCTGACAGATTTGCCAGAATACACCTACTAGAGGTCGCTGAATTTTTGTCGCAACTCCGCTATTATATATTATGCGACAAAAGTAGTTTAATAGTAGCATTTGCTTCACCTTTCAATATTACATACACTAACTGTATACTTACATATACTATGTGTTTATTCCAAGTCTTCTCTTGCGTTGACCGCTGGAACACCAGCAGTTTCAACTAACCTCCCGTTATCGTAAGCATCGAATGTATGGACACCACGAGTACGAGGGTCTTTCGGATAAGTTTGGTTAAGAGAAAGATTAGTTGCATGAACCGAGCCTTGTGCGTAAATCATTTTATCAACACCCCTGAGAGAATTGCTTTTCTGCAATCTCTCCATTTCATCTGCACACGCACGTAAGCCATTGATAGCGTGTGTGAGATGCTCGGGATGCCAGAGGGGAATATCGATGCGTTTTTTATATTGCATCAATCCCCTTCTGATTGCTCTAGCGGTCGGATTATATTTTATCTTTCTGTTAGCCATACTTTCACCTTGTGTTCATAATTAAAAGGGTTTTTGCAGATGTCAAATCGCTCAAACGTATTTTTGTAAATACTGATTACAGATATTGTCTTTAACGAATTCAGCATTTCGGCTATGCCAGACGCGAAAGTATTGTCCAGATAATCCACTGTTCTCGTTTGCCTTCCACCACTTCGTAGCATAATGCCTAAAAGCCTCTACCCCATGCTGAGTAAGGTTCACACCGTTCTCGTCATCGGTAACCCACCCCTCTTCGACGGCATCTTTGATGACACTATAAACAAAGCTTCTGGTCAGGTTCAATCTTTTGTAAATGAATGCTTTGGTGTATTCAGCGGAGACAGAATGCTGTAGGTACAGAAGACGAAAAACACTCATTTTTTGGAAAGTTGATTTGAAATATTCGATGCATTTTCGATATTTACTATCATAATTATCTGCGGTTGCGGTGAGTTGCATATAGGCTAAAGTCATACAATAATCATTCCACGCAACGAAATTTCCTGTCTGCGGAATGCCATCTGGCATGGTTAATCCTGATACATAATCCTCCGGCTGACGGCCATGCAATTCGATTAAAGCTTCTGGATTTACGTTATTCATTTTATTTCTCCTCTAATTTTTTGATGTAGTTTCTAACAGATGGTGCGTACCACTCAGCTCGTCTGGCTAGGTCCGGGTTACGCATTTTGGTCGGGGATGGTACTCCCATAGAGTTGAGTTGTTCAGCTATTTTCAGATAGCTCATTCCCCTACCCCGTAGATGCATGATAATCTCTTCGACTTGCGATGCACGTTGCTCAAACAATGCTTTTTGTGCATCATTCCCTTTTTTGCTTGTTTGCAAAATACTGTCGTTGTTCCCGAGCTTGGTAATGGTTTTACCTTCTTTGGTGACATACTCACCCTTCGTTTCGATTTCATGCTTGATGCGCTCTAGACTACGCTTGGTATTCTCAGAGATGCGTTTGCGTTGGTACTCATCGAAGGTAGCTCGGAAGTGTACGGATTGCTCGTCCATATACGGGTCATCAACGACCACCATTTTTATATGCCCCTTCTCTACTTCCTGAGAAAAGAAGCGCAGTGCTTGCCAATGATATCGGGCAAGACGCGACAGAGAATAGATAAGAAACGTAGCGCCTGTCTTCCGGCAGTAATCGATACAGTTCTGTAATTCTTCTCGATTGTCCCACGGTGTTGTCGATGAGACACCCTCCTCTTTGAACCATTTTACTTCATGGTCACCACCATTGAGGTAAGTGTGTATACCGTGCATCTGGTTCTCAACAGATTGCTTATCAGTTGAAACACGCACATATACACCAAACTTCCCTGATTTGGGCATCCCATGTTCTGGTCTATGCATTACCATAGCTCTCTCCTATATGACGTTTGGGATATATTCTGAATTTAATTTTTTAGCTTGCACTATGGCATCTTTAATAGCTTCATCACGGTTATTGTATTCATCACTATAACTTTCAGCCCCATCAACTAAGACAATAACCATGTATCGGTCGAAACCTTCAATTTTTGCATCTTTCTCAGTTTCAAAAGCATACAACTGAACATATGTCTCTGTGTCATTGCAAATATTGACACCGATAGAACCAGTTGTGTCATTGTTATAGCTTGTGTCTTCCCATTTGATGTTTTCATCATCGTTTCTTTTGATGACCTCGTCTAATAAGGCAGCGTGAAAATCTTTGTAAGACTGTCTCTCGAACCAAAACATTGTTTTACCCTCCTATAATTCACTCAGCGTTCAGCTTGTGTTCTGATTTACTTAGAATATAGGTGATGGTATCCAATAGTACAAGTACTAATTGTAGGGATAAGTAAATTTTGTCCAAGTTTAGAAACGTAAGGGTCGAGGTTGACGGCTATAAATTCGATAGCAAGGCAGAGGCAGCGCATTATCTTTACACATTAAAACCATTGTTGGAATCAGGGGAAATCATCAACTTAAAGGTTCATCCTAGATATCCGATTGAAGTAAATAGGACTAAGATATGCACGTACATAGCAGACTTTCAGTATACGAGAGTGAACGTACAACCCCCAGAAGGGGAGATAGTGGTAGAGGATGTGAAGGGGTATCGGACGGAAATCTACAAACTCAAGAAGAAACTCGTAGAAGCCACATATATCGGGATGAAAATCTCCGAGATATCGCCAAAACCGTATCGCTCCGCAAAATTATAATCGTTACAGCCGAGCATTTAGATATTCCTACGAGTGTCATACTCGGAAGGCGAAGAACAGCCGATATAAGCTATGCCCGGACCCTATGCTATCTGTTATCTGCAAACCTGACAGGCTACAGCCTATCCGCTATCAGTCGTTCCTTTGATAGAGACTACTCGACTATCGTGCATATGTACAAAGAAGCAAAGGCACGGCTCAAACAGGATGAGCAGTTTGCACAAGACTACAATACGATTGTTACTAGGCTATCAGAATGAGCCTACGCAAGAAACCTATCATCGTTGATTGGCATAAAAAGCTAGCTCAAGGCGAGAGCTTCGAGAGAATAATGATAGAGTTTTTCCGGGCAAGTGGGCATGAAGCTTGGAAATGCGAAGATAGAAAGTATGATTTGAGAATAAATCTACACGTACCCTATTACGGTTTTATTCCGATTACTGCTGAATGCAAAAACGATATTGAGGCCGAGCGTACCGGCAATCTTGCCATACAAACAATGGATGGCAACAAACCGTCGGGGGTACATCCCAAAGGTCCAAACCCAGACTTGTGGGTTCATGGTATTGGCTCCGAAGTTTGGATTATCAAAACTAAAATTGTACAAGAGCTGGTCGAGCGGTTTGGCAAAACCCCCATAAAGATGGGTGATAGTGGTTATGCCAGAGGTATTTTGCTCCCGGTAGAACAGGCCAAGAAAACCGTTGGCGGTTATTGGGTGACACCATGATGCGTCACGTAGATTTATGCAGCGGTATCGGTGGCTTTGCGCTTGGGTTTGAATGGGCTGGTTTGTCCAAGCCAGTTTTATTTTGCGATATTGAGCCGTGGAGCAGAAAGATTTTAGCAAAGCATTGGCCTGATGTGCCGATAGCAGAAGATGTTAAGGAGTTAGTTAATGACCCAGATGGACTTATTCCAGACTGTGACATCCTCACAGCCGGATATCCCTGTCAGTCCTTTAGTATTGCCGGCAAGCAACGAGGCGAGAAAGATGACCGCCATATCTGGCCGGAAATATTCAAAATTATTCAAGCAAAACGACCCACTTGGATTGTTTGCGAAAATGTTGTTGGACACATCAACTTGGGCCTCAACAAAGTGTTATCTGACTTGGAAAGTAAAGCCAATTACCGGGTCCAAACATTTTGTATTGGAGCTGTATCCGTCAATGCTCCACATCGAAGACAACGAATCTGGATTGTGGCCTACAGCAACGACTCAGGACAATCCACAAGTTCGGGGCAAGGGAAAAACGATTGGAACCAAACGCGGAACGACGCTAGGTGGAGCAGTAAGATTATGGCCGACACCTCGCGTGTCGGATATCGAGGGAGGAGTGGTCAAAAATGTAGAAATTCGGAACGGCTCGTATTCTCGGAAGAACAAGGACGGAGTACGGTGGGGAGTGAAACTAAAAGATGCGGTGCATTATTCGGAACAGGACAAGGCTGGGAGTTTGAACCCGACGTGGGTCGAGTGGCTCATGGGATACCCAGAAGGGTGGACAGACTTAGAGGACTAGGCAATGCAATAGTGCCACAAATAGCGCAGAAGATTGGCGAGACTATCAAAGCGGTGAGCCTATGAAAAAGAAACCGCATATGTCCTACCAAGAGCTGGTACTCGATAAGCGAGGCTACATCGATGACCATGTATTGTGCGAAAACTGTGCTGGTGCCGGGGAATATTATGCAGCCGTCGGAGTCCCGGACTATCAGTTTGGAGGCTCCCTCATCGATAAATTATTTGATTGTGAAGTCTGCGACGGCAAAGGCTGGGTGTTGAGTGATGCAGAAGAGTGACTCATACAAATTGCCAGAGGGCAACGTACTTATCAGCCTCTCAGGTGGCAGAACATCTGCATATATGCTTCATCAAATTCTTGTGGCTAACGATGGGTTGCGTGATGACGTTGTTGTTGCCTTTGCTAACACCGGACGGGAGATGCAAGGAACGATAGAGTTCGTTAAAGAAATACAACATAGATGGAATGTAAATATTCGCTGGCTCGAATACAGAAAAGACAAACCGAAGTATGTAGAAGTAAACCATAACTGCGTAAGTTTAGATGGTAAACCATTTATGGAGATGATTGATAGTAAGTCATCTAATAAATTTTTACCTAATCAGAATATGCGTTATTGTACTCAGGAGTTAAAAGTAAAAACCATCAAACGATTCCTAGTTTACAGCGGTTGGGAAAGATGGACTAACACAGTCGGCATTAGAGCTGATGAACCAAAAAGAATAAAGCAATCAAATGATAACAGATGGAAAAATTGGTACCCAATAGCTACTGCAAAAGAAACTGTGAGAAATGTTAATGAGTTTTGGAAACAACAACCATTTGATTTAAAGATTATGAAAGGCTCTGGTAATTGTGATGGATGCTTTCTCAAATCGGAAGCCACTTTATCGGCAATGATAAGAGAATACCCAGAGCGTATGCAATGGTGGAGCAACATGGAAGAATTGACAGGTGGCTCGTTCCATAAAAATAGAACCTATAAATCGCTCGTAAGGTTCGTAAATAATCAACGCGATTGGATTTTTGATAACGAAGCTTATCTGTGTCAAGCAGATGACGGGGAGTGTACTGGCTGATGCAGAAGAGTAAGCTTACACCCGACCCTATCAGAGATGCACCAGACGGTCACGGTAACGGACAAAGCCCCGGACCCGTCTCAGTGATACCCGGGAGAGCAACACGCGACCTCCGATTTGCTCAGTACCCGATGACATTCTTTATTCTCTCGTACTGTTGCTCACACGCAAAAGGATACACCGCTACCTTCTGGGTTAATCAACGCACCATAGCCAAAGATGTAAACATATCTCAGCAAGCTATCTCACAACACTTCAGAAAGCTCGTACAATGGGGCTACATCGAAAAGCTACGTAAAGAAGACAATAGGAAGCCATACGGCAAACAAGGCGCTCTGTGGCGTATTATATTCGACCCCAATATGTCATACAAAGATGCAACCGCTTGGGCTAACCGACAACATCTACAAGAGGAAGAGGAACAAGAAGCCGTCAATGAAACAATCAAGCTCGTACAAAAAGGCGCAAAAGGACAACAACAAAAGACTAAAATAACAGAAATAAAGCCTGTGGATAACTTTCAAAATACAAGCCCCAGCTTGTCGGATAAAGACTCAAGCGACAAGCCCCAGCTTGTACAAGTTGACAAGGTACAGCTTGTGAGTAAACACCATAATAGAACTATAGATAAAGAGATAAGTAAGAATGATTGTAGAAGACTGTGCAGTCAGTACTCGCAACTCGTGCATAAGAGATGGGGTCGAGGGTTCAGACATGACCTCAGACAAGAACACCTAGCAGAAGAGTTGTTGAAGATGGGATACGAAGTTGATACATTTATTCAAGATGCAGACAAGCTACTGGAGTATCTATTCAAGAAGAGTAAGCAACCACCTCATAGCTTACAGTACTTCATAGCCCGGAAGAACAATCAGGCCAAGCCTATGGAGCCTATGGATATGTTGAAACAAACTATCTCAAGAAAGAAGTTGAATGCTTGATGTACAACTACAAATCGTTCGGTTGGTATGTGTACAGAATAATCCGTGCAAACAAAAACCGACCCCCTACCCCCCCGGTATCCGCAATATACGTGTGGTACCACACAAAAATATTTTGGCATTTTTCAAAAAGGAGTTTTAGTCATGCCACATTTATACGATTTGAATCCGAATTTAAAGAAA